AATTTTTTAAATTTTCTAATACAAGTCCTGCACCACCTAGCGAAGTTTTTACATTATCTATGTTCACTATAGGCACTGGAGCCTCAGGACTAATTCTTGAACTAGTACCATATACATATTTGTCTACAATTACATCGCCAAATACTAAGACTCTCATAACTTATAATAACTTACTATCTATTCTTTGTCAAGTAAATTCAAAACTTTAGTTACAGTTTCTAGTTTACTTTGATTAATTTTACTTTGCAGTGTATTACGCAAACCGTGATGCAAAGGCTTAGGCCAACTTCCGCTTCTTACCCATGCATACCCATCATGTTCGCCATTTAACATAGGTATAAATTCTTCTTTGACTGCACACAAATATGTGTGAAATTGAAATTGATGATCAGTTGATATAAATGTTTCTAAAGGGATAGTCTTTTCAATTTTAGGATTGAATCCTACTTCTTCTTTTATTTCACGCTTTAGCACTTCCCATGGAGTTTCTTTGCCTTCTCCTGTACCTCCAACTAACCCCCATAAGTTCTTAGTTTTACCTTTGGTACGATGTAGTAGCAAAAATCGTTGTGTTTTAAGACTGTAGAACAGAGTTCCACTGCAAATTATCTTGTTCATAAAAATAATTAGCCGTTGAGAGCGATTCGCCAGGTCCCTCCTGGATACAGTCCTTCAACACTTAATAGCCATTCATCACCATCCCAGCGATATTGAATGCCTGTTTTAAGGTTTGTAACATATGTGACTTCTTTTACTGTAGCCGCTTCAAAAACAACCACAAACTTGTTTCCGTCCCATTCAACAATATCGTTACGTTTTGCAACAAAGTCTACTCCACCTGTAGATTTCCATGCATCTGCACCATCTGTATTCGTTGCATCGCCAATATCATTAAGTAATAGTATTCTACCACCTAATCCTTTCATTATATTTGTTGGAACAGTCTTTTGTGGATCAATAATGTAATCTATTGTAGTCCATTGATTGTTATTTCTTACAGGACCAGATATAATACTATTACTTGGGAACGTGTCTGTGTCCCAATTTATTATAAGTTGTGTTTCATCCATAGAGTTTACACTTATAGTACCAGTAATTTCGTGTGTAGTTTCATTTAATTTTGTAAAGTAAATTCTGCTTATATCATCTTGGTATTGTCCTGGGTGGCTATCTAATATCTGTCGCCAACTCGTTGCACCAACAATGCCTTTGCTTTCTATTTGTGCAAGTGTACCTGTAACATAAATGCCATAATCTTGGTAATTGGTACCTACTACATGTTTGGCTGATGTTGTTTCGATCGAACGTTGTCCGTCTTTGTCAGCAACACCAGGTACAATGCTATCATCCCATCTGTTTAACTCTGGATTACTTAAACCTAGATCTAATGTTCCAGTGCCTTCGTCAAATATACTTGTAATAATATTTGTAATTACACCAAGACGTTTAACTTTTACAGGTGGACTAATATAAATTGGTGTTGTAAATGTTAATGTTGATACATCAATTTCACTATCAACACCTACAGGAACACTACGTGAACTCCAAGTTACACTATCTAACATAACATGAGTTAAACTTGTCCAGTCTATATAGTTGTCAGTTGTTTGTACTTCTAGACTAGGGTTGAATAATACTAAGATTTGCTCTAATATTTGTAACTTCATATCAGTATTAGTTGACCAAATATCAGCATTGAAAGTTAGTTTGTATGGAGTAGGCATCAATCTTTCTACTGTGTAGTTTTTACCTTCGTAATTTAAATATTCTTTGCCTGCATCATCATAGTGTCGTTCTCTAATATTGACTTTACTTACATAACTTGCATCTGCTGTACGTTCTCTATCAATTTCCATACCAGTAACATGTACAGCAATACGAGGCGCACTTGGTATTTTATTTTCTGTATTATCTCTTATAATGTTTGCTACTTGACGTGTTAGGTCTCCATAGGTAACAGGTATCTGTGTTAATTTACCTTTACCGTCTTTGACTGAAAAATTACTCATTAGTCTTACCATTTGAGTAACATATCTTCTTACTTGTCCGTCATAAAAATGTTGCATTAGTTATCTGCCTTAGGTCTTAGTGCTTTTGATAGACTTTGTTTTTCTTTAACAGTTTCACCACCAATTTGCGATTGGTTAGTGTTGTTAATAAATGTAGTCTTTTGTGTATTACGTGTATCAGTATTAGTTAAATCAACCCTTACACCATCTTGTAATTTAATCCAACGGTTACCATCATATCTAAATAATCTTTTAGGTGAAAAATCTGTTCTCAAAAAATAATCTCCATCTTCTGGCACTGTAGGAAAACTTATACCCATACCATAAGGTGCACCATTATTACCTTCAACGCCTAATAAGTAACCTTGATATCCTGATCTATCAGGGCGGTCACTAATCATATCAGTTGTTGTACCGATATTACTAGCATCTATATCAGTTTCGTCTGCGGTTTTAAGTGCAACTGTACCATCTGCGTTTGTTGCTAAAGTATAATAGTGACTTATATTGTATCCTGATTTTGCTGAATCTGCTTCTGCTTGAGCAATTACACTATTATTAATATTCATTTCTTTTTCATATGTTGATAACACATCTCTCAATGTATCACTTGATCCTTCTTGTGCAGGTAAATCAAGTATTTCTTTGAATTCTTGAGAATCAACAATTTGTTTTAATTTTATTCTATATAAATGTGGATACCATGTAGGTGAAAAACCTTCTGCGGCTCTGTTTACATCTTCAACTACATAAAATCTTTTTAATGCATATGAATAATCATTAGCCGCATATTCATCTTTTAGATGTGGCAGTTCTATTACATCGCCACTCATAATTTTTCTACCAAGGGTTTTAACACTAGAGTTTATATGTATTGTCATAAACAATGTATCATTTGCTAAAAACAATCCAAATTGACTCATATCAAAATCTATATCTTGCACATTGTAAATACCACGCATTGTGTAAATATCTGGATCATACTTTCTATCTCTATTTTCTAGAAATAGCATATCTTGAATATTGGTTTCTTTCACTGCATCATAGCGTGGTTGATCAGCAGTTGCGTCTGCTTCATCAGGATTATTAGGGCCTAAATATTTGTGAACAAAAATATCAGTTCCGCCCACAGTGAACATTTCATGGATTTGTTTGTCCATAAATGTGTAATCATTGCCCTTTTCTGGTTTATATAAGGATAGTCTTGGCATATACATATTTATCGTAAGTGACAACTATCGATAAATACTAGTGGAGACTTTACATATGGCTACATTAGCAACTAAAAAACAAGAAATTTATGATTACGTCTATGCACTATTAGGCGGAGGTATGGTAGATGTAGAATTGGATCCTGTCCATTATGAAACCGCCCTCAACAAAGCATTATCAAAATTTAGACAACGCAGTGATAATTCAGTTGAAGAATCATATTTGTTTATGCCAACAATAGAAGATCAAAACACATATGTTTTGCCTGAGAATGTTATAGAAGTACGCAGAATTTTTAGAAGATCGATAGGTTCACGTTCAGGTGGAGGTGATGGTGGTACATTGTTTGAACCATTCAATATGGCATACACTAATACCTATCTTCTAAGTTCATCTAATATGGGCGGTTTAGCAACATACGATTTGTTTAGTCAATATCAAGAACTTGTAGGACGTATGTTTGGTTCGTATATAGAATTTAAATGGAACACAACTACAAAAGAATTAACAATGTTGCAAAGACCTAGAACAAAAGAAACATTGTTATTGTTTGCATATAATTATAGACCTGATGAGCAATTATTATCAGATTATCTAGCAAGCCAATGGATAAAAGATTATACTGTAGCAACTTGTAAATTTATGCTAGGAGAAGCAAGAAGCAAATTTGCACAAATAGCAGGTCCACAGGGTGGTAGTTCTCTTAATGGTGATGCTCTAAAAGCAGAAGCAACAGCAGAGTTAGAAAAACTAGAGATGGACGTATCACAGCAAGTAGCAGGCGGTATGGGCTACGGCTTCACAATAGGTTAAAAAAAATTCTTGACAAAATGGAATATTGATAGTATTATTATACTATGCATTATGAAGTCACACCTCTGTTCTCTACACCTTTGTTAAAAACACATATTGGTCCTCTGGATCCAATAACACTTGCTTGGTTAAAGCGTTTAGAATGCCCTGATAGTTCTGTAGCACAATATGGCAATGAAGACCACTTACCAGCGTCAGAGCGAGGATTTGATGTGTTAAACCAGCCAAAATTAAGCAACTTATTGACTCTTATCAAAAAGGCTGTAGATCATTTTACTTACAATGTATTAGATGTAACCGACGATACTGAATTTGTTCTTACCACTAGTTGGATTAATAAAATGAATACAGGCAGTGATATAGGATTACACAATCATGCAAATTCTGTTATAAGTGGAGTATATTATCCTGAAGTAGGAGAACAATCCAATCCTATTACATTTAAAAAGAATAGGCAACACTTAAATTCATTTCCAGAACATGTTCGTCCTAATACTAAAGAAAATTGGAGCCAATATACTGTAGGAGCATGGACAGTTAAACCAATGACAGGAGATTGTTTAATTTTTCCAAGCCATTTAGAACATGAGGTTGCAGTCAGTAATGATAAACAAGATAGATATAGTTTGGCTTTTAATTATTTTCCTAAAGGCAAACTAGGCAAGAACTCTGTAAGGTTAGACATATGAAATATCAAACAACGCCTTTATTTTCGATTCCTTTATTTTATGCAAATATAGGAACAGTAGATCCTGTAACAATGGCATGGATTGAAAACTTAGATTATCCTGATGAAGCGGCAGGACATGATCATACTTCAGACAAATACGTATTGAACAACACAAAATTAGCAAATTTAAAAGAACAAATTCAAAATGCATGTAACGTATTTGTAAAAGATGAACTTAAAGTAAATGACGATGTAGAGTTTGAAATGCAAAATAGTTGGATTAATAGACATTCCGCAAATGAGCAAAATACATTACATTGGCATAGTAATGCTATGATCAGTGGAGTGTATTATATACAAAATGAACCAGGTGCAGGGGATATAGTTTTCCAAAAATCTCATCTTTACTACAACTTATTTCACGATACTGTAAGAGTGTCTTTCAAAGAACCTACACAATATAACACAAACGAATTTTACATATCACCTAAGTCTGGCGACTTAGTTATGTTCCCAAGTCATTTGGAGCATATGGTTACCCCAAATCTAACAACAACTCCACGCTACAGTTTGGCATTTAATTTCTTTGCTAGGGGGACTGTGGGCGGTGGTACATCGGAACTTAAATTATGATAATAGGAATATGTGGCTTAATAGGCTGTGGCAAAGGAACAGTAGGAGATATTTTAGTTGATGATTATGGATTTACTAAACTAAGTTTTGCTGATAAATTAAAAGATGGTGTAGCAACAGTATTCAATTGGGATCGTGCTATGCTTGAAGGAGATACTGTAGAAAGCAGAGAATGGCGAGAAACACAAGATGACTTTTGGACTAGAGAAACAGGCAGAACAATTACTCCTAGATTAGTATTACAAGAGTTTGGTACAGATTGTATGCGCCACGGATTTGATGATGGAATTTGGGTAAGTTTAGTTAAGCAAGAACTAGTTAAACATCCTAATAAAAACTTTGTTATTCCAGATGTACGTTTTCCAAATGAAGCAAATATGATAAAAAGCATACATGGAGAAGTATGGCGGGTAAGACGTGGGCAAGATCCTGTTTGGAT